ACCTTTGTTCCAGGATAAGATACCCTGTTGCATCCACTTAGGCAAGTTCTCATAAGCAGTCTGTAATCTACCAAGTAATTCTCTGGCAGTTGCTGCTTTGTTTGCTAGGATACCTACATTAACACTATCATTAAAAACAATATAATGCAAGAGGTATGCCACACAGGTAGTAGACTTACCAGTCTGTCGTGGCATCTTGCATATATTGAATCTAGATTCATGGAAGTTACTAATTAACTTCTCCTGAAAATCATACATCTTAAATGGCACAAGACCTTCATCCAAGGAAACGATTTTAATATAGTTCCTTGCAAAATATATTGGGTCTTGTTTACACTTAATAAATTCCTGAACCTGTTCAGCATTAAACTCAACTTGAGTATTTGCCTTTTTTAGATTCGGGTTACCAAGATATATGTCTTGAGTAGACATTACTTCTTCTTACACTTACACTTATACTTAGCAAATGCAGCACCTAGAACTATTACTATAGCTGCTATGCCAATACCTGCACCCCAACCAATACCTTGTGGTTCTGGTTCAATGAATGGTGCTAGTTCAGGTACTTCCTGAATCATTTTCTGTGCTTCCTGTGGAATAGGAAGTTCTTTAAGTAATTTTGTAGGCATGATTTTACTCCGTTAATGTGCCGTGTGCTCTGCGAATCTCTCGGAGATCCTCAAAGTTCTTTTGTTTAGTGCCACCATCGTATGCCCAAGCATATCCTTCGGTGATCATCTGCTCATTCAGTGAAAGATCAGAGTCGCCAACATAGAGCCAACCAAGAAGCCTACCATACTTCCCAACGCCACCCTTAAGTTCAGTTCTAATAATGAGTTCTTCATCACCTTTAATCGTCTCCTCCAGTTTTCCCTTCAACCAATTCGTCGCATCTAACCCAAGTGCCTTCTCCTCCAAATCCCTCGTTCTCTTCTCTGGTGTGTCTACTCCAGCAATCCTCACCCTTTCCGTCTTCGCTAGGTCGAACCCTAGGTCTATTATCACATCTATCGTGTCCCCGTCTAAGACCTTCTTGATCTTCGTCACACGGAAGTTGTAGCAGCTCTTCCTGCTTGGTGGAACCATTGCACCCATCGTTGAAATCCTCAAGTGAGCTATTTATAGTTTCTTCTATAGGTGCTCTATTTTGTTGGGATTCATGTTCTCTAATCTTTTGAATCCATTCACCAGAAATGTTTGCTAGTAATAATTCAATCACAGATATGCTTTAGATATATTCGTAGCAAATCCTATGACAGTAGTTCCAGCAGCTAGTACTGCTGCTGCACCAATGACCCACTTCTCTACAACTTTTAATCTTTCTCTTAACTCGTCTTGCTTCTCTTCCAATCTTTCAATTTTCAATTGCATCACTGTAATTCTTGTCTCTTGTGATGCATCTAATCCTAATTCAGTCATTTGGATACCAAGTGTCATACATGAATATGTAGTAAATACTAACACCTACCGCCGATAAAAGCAAGGCAAGCATAATATTAATTGACCAAACTACCTCAGACATATGCCTGTGCAGCAAGCCAAGTTGATAGTCCTAGAGAGGTTCCCATGATGGTGAGTCTACTCATCCACCACATGATCTCATGCTTATGTTTCTTTATGTTACTCATTTCTCCACCATGCATGAATCAATAAAATGAGGATGCTCCTGTAACATAGGAACATCCCTCTTGGAATTCTGTATTGCGTCATATGCATCTTCTGCATATTCACAAATTTCTAAATGCTGATGCTCTAGGTTATGATAACCTACTGTATAGTGGGACATGATAGTTTCAACTCCACTAATAATGCAAATTGTATAGGTATTTATTGCTAATTGGCCCGAAAGTTCATTGATATCACGGTTCTCTGACTATGTGTTGAAGGGACCATATGACGAAGCAATGAAGGAAAAACTACTAACAAATTATTCTTAGGTTTAATCTCCAAATCATCTTCAAATATAATAGAAGAAGAGTTATTATCTACATCTACATAATACACACAAGATAAATCATTTGGAAAATGATCATGCTCTCTAGCATAATCTCCACCTTCATATTGCATCATCCATAAATTTGTACATTGAAATTTTGTTTCTTCTCTCATATGAAAATATTGACACCCAACAGTATGACAAACTTTCTCAACTACACTAACAAAATACTTTAACTTATCATAATCCATTGCCCACATATTACTTCTCCAAGAAGATCTAACAGGAGCATTGGGAAGTTTTTCATTATAATTTTCTGGAAACTTATTTCTATACTCTACAACAATATCTTTTATATCTTTAAATGGCAAATCAACAGTAAAGATAGGAAGTTCCTTCTTTACCTTTAAAGTATCAATCGTATTCAACGCCATTTATTTCAGGAAATGATTCAGTTAAGTGTCGTTTCAATTCACTTTGAATATGTTTTGTATCCATTATACATGGATGACAATAGTTCATTGGGTCAGGACAATCATAGCATGGTTTAACAGAACCAGCAACTTTAAGTTTAACTATAAGATCCTCTGTTAACTCAATAAATTCCACTGATCCACCATCAGCCTCTATATGAGACTTGATAGGATCTATAGATTCTTTAATTCTATCAAAGAAGGATTGCACCGATTATTAATCCTTTGGCAAAGGAAATGCATACTACTTGATAATCTGTTAATCCAAACTTATCCTGACATTTTTTAATTAGTTTTTTATCCCATTCAACTACTTTGTCGAATGCACCTTTTGCTTTTGATTTTATGGACATTTGATTTTAATTAGGGCTTACTATGTATAATACAAATTACCAGAAATTGATACTCTATCCTCATCACATTCATAGAATGGATGAACAGCATGTTTCATTTGAGCAGGGAAAAATAACATCTTTCCTTCAAGTTCTGGATCCATAAAATATGGATAAGATGCTATTCCACCTATAGTATCATTGTATGTAAATTCAAAGTTAGATGCACATGCACCCTCCATACCTTTTAAGAAATCTAAATTATGTTGCTCTTTACTCTTAGTTGGTATCTTCATCCATATAACAAATGAATAAAGTCCCCCATGATCATGCATGGGATTAAATTCATGCTTCTTCTGGAAATTAACCCAGAATCCATTAACAACTAACTGATTACTTGATGATAAAGTATTTGGTTTTTTTCTAGAAAATTTAAATGCATCTGCATAAGCATTTGCACAATCAAGCAAAACATTACTTAGAAGAAAATTATCTTTGTCTTCTAAGTCTAAACTCTCTGAGATATTTCCAGCTAATTTATCTTTGACTGATACCTTAGCTTCATCAACTCTTTCCCACAACCACTTAACAATTGGTTTATCCAATTCAACTTCTAACCACCCTGAGACGGGTGGATAGACAGGATTATATTTGAACATTTAGAAGATAGAAACACCACCAGAAGCAGCATTTTCACCTGCCATTGGATTTGCCTGAGGAGCACTAGGAGCAAGATCATTAGCACCAGTAGGAAGAGCTCCTCCTAAACCAGCACCACCTAAACCCCCAAGAGATCCAGTAACTGCTTCCATAACTTGAGATTTAACTCCATCAATGATGGAATCCCTGTTGACATATACATATAACCCACTGCCAACAACGGCAACAGATACAGCAGTGGACGCAAGAGCGAGTACATTAATTAGTTTTTGCATGACTTACATTTTAAAAGTTTCTTTTGTATCAGATACACCAACTATTTTTAGAGGTGCTTGTTCGATACGAATAGTTTGAGTGGGACCAGCTTTAGCAAGGATTGCCTCAATGTCAGCTGCTGATGCAGGAGGAGGTCCACCGTTAGGTCCACCATTTCCATTACCATTCATTTTCATAGTACCGTCACCTTTCTTACTAGCAGTCTGAATTCCGAAGCTAGCTAAAACTCCTGTAAAAACTGAAGCTATAAATGTCGGATCTATTTTCTGTTGTTCCAGTCCTGGAACTGTCACATAGTTAAGGGTCAATATACCCCCACTCCAGACCAACACGCCAATTCTGACCATTGTAGAAATGATCGCAGCTTGTTCATCAGCATCAGGTAGTATAGCATCTTTTGCTTTCTGAAGCAACCCCTTCTTTTCTTCTTTGGGTTCTTCTGCTGCTACTTCCTCTTTAATTTCTTCTGGCATGTATATAAGAGTAACTAGCTCTTATTTAGTATTTTAAATTTTCTTTCTAAAGTATGAGGGGATGGTTGTCTTATATTTATTGGTGTATTTGGTAGATCTGGATAAATTCTTGCTATAGTAGTTTTGCTATTATATTTTTCTTGGCAATAATCAACATATGTATCATACACACAGAATAAACTAGAATCTAAAGTCTCTGCACTACGAGCAACAAATATTAAATCATAATCCAATTTCCATGCTTCATCAAGATTCTCTTCAATAGCAAACTTAACATTTGGTATCCTTTGATCCATACACTGAGCAATAAAATTCTCAGGTCGAATTAAATCAGAATTTATATTATAATACCAATAACACTCAGAAACTTTCCGATCATGAATTAAATTTCCAATCCAAATAGCATGAGTTGCTATCCCTTGAGAGATCTGTTGCTCTTGCCATTCTTCATAAAAGAAATCATGATGATGATCTATATTGTGTAATATTATTTCATTTGAATCTAATACTTCTGGAATCTGAAGAACTTGATGATGATATCTACCAAAAACAATTTGCTTAGCTTTTGCACACTTTGCAAAAAATAATCTATTTAATTCCTTCAAATGATACCTAGAACCAGGTTGTAACCAGTCCACATCAACGGATAAAATTTTCATAATAAAAATTACTTAGCGTCTAAAAATCCCTGTTTAATCATTTTCTGCAACTCTGCAGTGCTACCAGTAAAGATAGCATTGTTTGTAACATTGTTTGTAGTCTTGTGTTTAGTCTCGTCAATCTCCTTAACTTTCTTTTGGAGATCCATCAACTTATCAGCAATATCAGCAGTTGATTTTAACACTTGACCTGCTACTTCAAATGCTCTGGGTGAACCAGATTCATTCGCTACATCCATTATACCATCTAAAGTTTCTTGACCTTTAGATATCAAGGAATACAACTGTGCTCTACTATACTCATAATCTTTATCAATGTCAATACCCATATCTTTCTTTGCAGGAAGATCCTTATGAGCATTAAACTTTTTAACATAGTTATGCTCAGAATTTGTATTTAATGCTTTATCTATTTCTTTTGACATCTTTCTGATCCTCCTTCAAAATCATGAATACTTTCCGATCCACCTATAGCAAATGGATTGTATTTTGCAGTAGCAATTCTATACATTTTCTCGTGCATAGTAACTACCTCTTCAGCAGTTTTCTCAAACTCAGGGGTCGATTCATGCCTTGATGAATATTGTGGCTTAAAAGCATCATCTGCATCAGATGATCCATACATATCAAACCTATCATTAGTTGCTATAGGCATATCATCAAGGGGATTGTGTGGTTCATTGAACCAAGGGTCATAAGGAATTTCAGGTAGTGGGATCATACATCCTCCTGTCTAGTTGGACTATACTTCTTGGAATCACCAAACATAGTAGTTGTTTCGCTGAATCCAAAGTCATCCTCAGGTTCCGCAGTAATAGGATCTGGGGTAACTGCATATCTCATTTCACGCTTGGCAGTCTCAGTCTTAGTATCTGCATAGTAATCGACTTGAACCTTCTTAATAAGACCATCTGTACTATCAACAACAGGACCAAAGAGATAAGTCTTAGCAGTGAAATTAAAAGTATACATCAAAACTCTTCTAGTAGAAAAGTCTCCTTCATATTCGTCACTAAATGAAATATTATCTAGTACAATAGGAATATCCCTTTTCTCTCCAATAGAAGATATTAAATCTATAGTAACATTAAATGCTGGTTGGAAGAATGGAAGTATCTGTTCTACAATTTGTAATGCATCATCATTTAACTTAGTCATCACATTAAGTTCAAACCCTACATTATAAGGTACTGGTAAATATACTTTCTTTGCTTTCTTATTAGATGGGTCTGTGCTATCAACTGCTTTAAAAGTTCTAGTTATACTTGATTTTCTAGTAGGATCATATTGCATGGATGACATTTCAAAAGACATCCTTGGTAATGTTATAGCAGTTGCTTTTGTTAATTCTTCTTGTTGTTCAAGTTTAGCAAGAAATTTTTGCTTAGGACCATATATTAAAGGAACTTTAGTTGCACTAATAGTTCCACCAGACCTATTATCATGCTGTATGTTAATATCATTAAACAATGTACCAAAAGCGATAATTGTTTTTCTTAATATCTCGTGATAAAAATAAGTACCTAACATTAAATATCTCCAAAGGGATTAGATTCAGTGAAGTCTAGAAGCTGGTCTGCTTCTGTTTCAAACTCATCATTCATAAAGAATTCATCACCTGCAGCTTGAGTACTCAAGTCATCACTGTAAGAGAATACTTGGTATCTAGCAGAAGATGCAGTTCCAGTAATGTACTCACCAGATCTGAAATCACCTGTATTTATGGAGACTTCTAGTTTTCTATTTACAGAATCCCAACTCTTAACAAATGCTTCAGCACCTGAATCTGAACCAACTACCCTTTCGTTTAGATGATATGTTCCAATACCAGTACTTAATGGAGAACTAATAGAAATAGTTGGAGTTGCCTCATATCCTGAACCAGCATCTGTTAGATAGATTCTAAACATACTAGATCCAGACAAGGTTGCAACAGCAGTTGCCTGTACCTGACCTGCCTTAGAACCGACCATAGCACCAGTACCAATAAAGGTTGTATTAACAGTACCAGTACCACCTATAGATGTACCAATACCAACACTGTTAGCACCAATAGAAGTTACAATACCACCACCAGAAAGTGTTACAGCACCAAGAGACTTGAAGTTAATAGTATGACCAATAGCGATATTTGCCATAGTATTAATACCAACAATCTCCATCTGACCAGCAGTTGCTATACCAGTAAATTCATACTGCTTATCAACATACTGAGGATGTTGAATACTGATTATAGGAGGATTAACATAATTAGAACCTGGTTGTTGAATTCTAATAGAACAGATACCACTGTTAGTTAATGCTGAAGTTGCAGCTGCACCTACACCTGGAGTACCAAATCCAATAGTAGGTGGTTCAACATAAGCAAAACCTGGATTAGTTATTGCAACATAATCTATAGCAGCAAGTTGACCCTTAGTAGTTGTAATTGCTACAACAGCACCAAGAGATGTTGATACACCTGCAGGAGATGCTTGTACATTAACAGTAGGAGGTGAAGTATATCCAGAACCATCGTCATTCAATGTAACTAATCTCATTGCACCTGCTAATGCGAAAGTATCTACAGATGCTTTAGCAGTAGATCCTATACCAGCAAGGCTTACAGTTGTAATGTATCCTTCTTCACTTAGTCTCTCATCAATACCAGCAACATTGGTATCGATAATATCGTCTTGTATCTGGTAGAGTTCACATTGAAGTTCGTATGTATAATTCTTACCCAATTGAAAGAATGGACTCTCGTGTTCTACCTGCTTAATCTCAAATAATCTCTCTCCTAATGGAAACCAAATTAAATCTCCTTCTTTAGGTCTAGTACCAAAATCTATATCACCATCTCTAGCACCACTTAAGTTTGTTGAGTTAAACTGGAATGGTGCAATAAAATCCTCATATCTTTCTCTTGATATTGTTAAAGTAATCTCATTCTGTAAGTTTATACCAAACTTAGACATCACATCACTTCCCTTAGCATATCCCTCATAGTTATTGAGGTATGCTTCGATAAGATAGTTATCATTAAACTTTGATGATTGTACCTCTCCTAAAACATCATCTGTTACAATCTGTTTTCTTGGTATATAATATACATCGATACCATGAATAGACAAATGCTCATCCACCAGAGACTGTACTAACCTCTGTTCATCGGGTGAACCATGTTGGAAAAATGGAGATACAGGCATTAACCTATCATATCAAGGACTGGAATTTCGTAAGTAGATAGCATTTTTTCTTCTATCTCCTTTATCTCTAGATCACCATCTTCATAGATTTGGCGACCATTGAGTTCTATACCACCAGGGAGTTTTACTCCTTGGAATTTAATGAGGTTCTGACCCCACTGTTTTTTGATCTTTGCTGTTAGATATCTCTTCAAGAAAGAATCATTATAAACTCCACTATAGTTAGCAGGATCCATAATTCTATAACACTCAATTAATACATAATGACCAACAGTAGTAGAAGCCCAATCAATATCAAAATAAAGTCTATTGTTTCTTTTGTTATATCTAATCTGAGTAGATGTAGTTAACAAGTAATTAATATCTTCTAGATATGTCTTGGTCATAGAATAATTTAGAAGACCATCATATCCCATATTAAAAGCAACATCATTTAAAAATAACTGATACTTCAAGTTAAACATACCATTACTAAGTCCACTACTATCAAATTGCATAACTCTTTCAATTCCTAATATAGAATCAGGTACAGTTATATAATTGGAATTCTCCTCAAATACACCAGATGTAGTAGTTGTACTAGTAATACCTAAATTATTGTCACCACCTCTTGCTCTACCTCTCCTTTTATCTTCTTCAGTAAGTTGATACTTAAGCAATACCTTTTCTACACCATCAAAATGCCTCTCATAGAAAAACTGTAAAGAGTCATCCATCAAATCATCAACTTGCTCATCGGCAATATTAATCTCCAGAATTGGAGCACCTAATTGTCTTAAACAATAATCTTGTAATGTTGCCCTACTATTTGGTTTTGCCATTAGAAGAATCCTCCATCGATTGAATCACTCCACTGTGGAACTCCACCAGCGTTTGTAGTCATCATGTAGTTAGTTGTTGTTAAGAATCCAACTGTGCTTGCAGTACTTACCAATCTACCATCATCTTCAAAGTAAGCAATACCGTTAGGACCACTATATCCTATACCTGTACTTCCACCTTGATCTGAGCGATAGTATAATCCTTGTTTAAATGTAGCATATCCTACGACATGTACATTGTCTTGAATAGTAACTTGACCAGCAGCAGAATCAAGAACAAGTTCTCCGCTATTAGTTTCAATTCTAGTAGAAGAGCTACCAGCACCAATCTTAATGTCAGATACTGTAGTAACACCAGTTATGATAAGATTATTTAAAGTACTGATTCCTGTTACATTTAAGTTTCTACCTTGAACTTCATCATAGTAGACATCACCAATAACATTCAAGTTACCAGCAACAAATACATCTTGTTGGAATGTTGCTATACCAACGAAGGTTGAGAAACCAGCGAAGGTCATCTCAGTAGCAATACCAGTTTGAATCCTGGCGTTAGTAATTGCGAAGTCGGTTGCTAAACCAGCAGTGATCTTAGCATCAAGAATGTCAGCATCAGCAAGATCAACAGCATTGGCAGTGACTACACCAGCAGTTGCTGTGATAGAAGATCCAATTGCAATCTCACCCTTATAAACACCGTTATCCTTAACGGTTACAATACCAAGCATCTCTGAACCAGATGCTCTAATAATTAATCTATCACCAACACCAGATGCAGCAGAATCAGCATACATCAACTTGACAGTCTTCTCATCTGCCATCAAGAAGTCACTACTACCAGCAGCAGTTTGTACGCTGAAGTAATCACTTCTAATCTTTAATCTACTATAAGTTACATTACCATTAGCATGACGAATTTCTGTATGACCTCTATTAGCAAATCCATCAGTATCAATATGTTCAACAGTTAAGTCATCGTCAGAACCAATTCTGACCATAACATTGTCAGGAAGATCTGTGTGACTATTAATTCCAAGAGGAGCATTGACAGTTAGTGAACCATCACCAACTACTTGTCCAACTGTAAATGCCGTAGCAAGACCTGTAGCAATCTTAGCATCAACTGCATCAAGGTTATTAATGTCTGCACTACTGCTTACTGTTACAACACCTGTAGCATTAATACGCTCAAACTGAGCAGTGTCTAAAACATCTAGTCTCTGTCTAGGTGAAGCAGTTCCGATACCCAATTTCTGATTGGCATCAAGACGCATACCCTCAACATTATCAGTGTTAAATCTGATAGTACCATCACTACCAGAATCATCCAGAGCGATAGAAGTATCATTCTTCTGGAAAGCATCTAATTGTATAACTGTAGC